TGATAAACTAATGAATTTAAAAGGAAAGAAATAATGATGGATATGATGGGTGGTATGCCACCTATGAGAGGACCACTAGCTCCTCAAGGAAAATTTAAGCCTTGTGCTGGATGTCCAGCCCCCGGTAAATGTTCAGCAGCAGGTAAGTGTCTTAAGAAGAATGGTTAAGGAGAGATTATGGCTTCACCAAAACCTAAGAATCAAAGACTGTATAACAGTATAAAGGGCGAAGCTAAATCTAAATTCAAAGCCTTTCCTTCTGCTTATGCAAGTGCTTGGATAGTTAAACAATACAAGAAACGAGGCGGAACCTATGAGTAAACCTAAAGGTGGTCTTACTCAATGGTTTAAAGAGGAATGGGTTGATTTAAAAACAGGTGAATTTTGTGGAAGATCATCTGCATCTAAATCTAAAAGACCCTACCCCTCTTGTCGTCCTAAGAAAGTTGCTCAAAAAATGACAGCAGCTGAAAAGAAAAAATCTATAAGAAAAAAGAAAGGACCATTAGCTATTAAGCATGATGTAACTTCTTCTGGTAAACGTAGAAAGGATAAGTAATGAGTGAAGCTTTTGAAGCAGCCGTAGAGCTAATTTTAAAACATGAAGGTGGTTATGTAAATCATCCTAATGATCCGGGTGGAGAAACTAACTTTGGTATTGCTAAACGATCTTATCCTGATTTAGATATTGCTAAGTTAAGTAAAAATGATGCTAAAAGAATTTATAAAGAAGATTTCTGGGATAAAGTAAGAGGAGATCAAATGCCTGGGGGTATTGCCCTTATGGTCTTTGATGCAGCAGTTAACAAAGGTGTAAGTAGAGCTTCAAAGTTCCTTCAAGAAATTGTTAATGCTAATCCTATTGATGGTATCATTGGATCAGGTACTTTAGCTAGTGTTATTAAAGCTTGGGAAGAAGATTCAGATTTTGTTCTTAACTCTTATGCAGAAAAAAGATTAAAGTTTTATAAGAAATTATCTACCTTTGAAACATTTGGTAAAGGCTGGACAAGACGAGTTGAAGAAACTCTAGAGGCAGCTAAGGAACTAGCATGAGTGGCCCTCTAAGTAAAAAGAAGATGAAGTGTAATAGCCCTCGGAGTACTCCGGGGCATCCTACTAAGTCTCATGTAGTTAAAGCTTGTTCAGGTGGAAAAGAAAAGATTATAAGATTTGGACAAGCAGGAACTAAAGGTTCACCTAAAGGTTCTAAGCGTAACAAAGCATGGAAGGCTAGACACCGTAAGAATATTAACAAAGGTCCAATGAGTGCAGCTTATTGGGCAAATAAAGTAAAATGGTAACGCCCCACGGGGAACGGTTAGTGTACTCTTAATAACCCTTAATTATACTTATAGTATACTTAGGGGGATAGGGGCTGCCCCCTTAACCATGCATCTAAATTGTGAGGACAAAGATGTTAAGATTATTAACTAATAATGATGTAGTTAAAGTAATTACACTTATGGATAAGTCTTGTAAACAGGCTTACTTCCATGGTTATGAAAGAAATGAAGGTATATGGACTGCTTTCTTTATTAATATACTAGCTAAACAATCTAAAGGTGATCCTAACTATATTGCTGTAGGATACTTTGATAATGAAGATAATCTTAAAGGATTTCTTTTAGCTAATACATTTAATAATTATTACACTAATGAACCTATTATGGATGTTAAGGATTGTATTGTAGATCCTGATAACAAATTAAATGCTAAAGTAGTTGCCTCACTGTTTGATTATATGATATACCACACTAAAAAAGTTGGTGGTAAACAGTGGAGAGCAGACTCAATACATGAATATGAAGACTCTAAGCGGTATGTAGAGTTTTTAAATAAAAGATACAATTGTGCTATTCAGTTTAGTGCTCGTGGAGTTATAGAATGAGTTTTATAAAAGAAAGTAGTGATCCATGTCTTGGTCGCTATGATATGACAATAGACACTACAGGTATGCCTAAGGGTTTGGCTACTAAACTCAATAGTCATATTTGTAATAAAGGTGGTGGCGGAACTACTACTACAACAACAGGTATTGATCCTGAATTTAAACCTTATTTAGAGAAAGCTCTTGATATTTCTACTACTCGTTTAACTGGTCAGTTTGACGAAGCAGGTAATTTAAGAGATCCTTCTGCTGGAGGTATTGTTGCCGGTCTTGCTGGACAACAAACAGAAGGTATGGGAGCACAACAAGAGTTAGCTCGTCAAGCTATTTCTGGTACTGGTCTTTATGATGATCGTGCTGCTACTATGCGTCAATTACAAAATGTTCAAGGTGCTCAAACAGCAGGTTCATTAGGTAATCTTGGATCAGCCCGTATGGATAGAGCACAACAAGCTGCTCTTGCTGATATGGCTTATAATATTCAACAAGGACGTCAAGCTAAAGCAGAAAGTGGTGCTCAATCGTTACAAGATGTAGGGGCTACATTGCAAGAACAACAACAAAAAGTTCTTGATGCTCCTTATACAGAATTACAACGTTATGCTAATATTGCTCTTGGTAATGCTCCACAACAAACTACTCAAACAGGTGGTGGTAAGTAATGTATCAGCAAGACCCTGAACGTAAACGTAAATTAGCTGCTGGACCTATGGCTGTTCAGCAAACTCAACCACGTTATACAGCACCACAACCAATGGCTCCTCAAAAGGGTATTACTGAACAATTTACTGACATGGCTAAACAAAGAGCTATGACTACTGCTTTAGATAAAGGTGCTTCTTTTAGTACTGATATGATCGCTAAAGCTATGGCTCCTTCCGCTACTCAAGCAGTAACTATTGGAGGCGCACCTGCTACAGCTGCTGGAGGAATGGCAGCTCAAAGTGGCATGGGTGCAGCTTTAGGAACTGCAGGAACAGCTATGCCTTATATTGGTATGGGTCTTCTAGGTGCTAAAATGCTAGGTCTATTTAGTCAAGGTGGTTATGTTGGACCATTGTCTGGTGTAGCTTATAAGTATAACGGTGGAAAGATTTCAGCGAGTTTTTATAATAAAGCTAAGGAGTAATCATGGCTAATTATCAACCCAATTATATCTATAGTCCTTTATATGGTAATAGATATATGGGTGGCAGTCGTACTCCTGCTCCTTCTACTGGAAATGCTGGTCAAGTAGATACAAGTGCTATCCAATCTAGAAACACAGCAGTAGGTGTACCTTATTCTCCTGTTGTAGAAGAACAACCATTAGGTCCAGTAGGTTGGTCAAGTACTGGTCGAGATCAAAGCGCAGTTGAATCTTTAGGTACATTTGGATTTAGAAATTTAAATACTTTACAACAAGATCCTTTTGAAGGTACTGATTATCTTACCCAAGGATTTGGTTCTCCATCACCTATTAATACTTCTTTTGTTGCCCCTGTTCCAGAACAAACTCCATCTCCTGCTGTAGCATTTTCAGGAAGTGATGGAGGAAATGAAACAAACCCTCAACAAAATATATATGCAGGGCAAGGTATGACTGGCCCTTCTTCTTACTCTGGAGAATTTAGTTTATCTAATCCAATGGATGTAGGATGGGGCTTATACAGTGTGGGTAGAGACTTACCCCCATTAGCACAAGCACTAGTCCCTGGAGTTCAAGCAGCTCAATTTGTTGGTGGTCAAATACTTGATCAAGAAATTGACCGCATAGATGATTCATACACTGTAATGAATACTGTTCCCAGTAATGTAGTTACTTCATCAGATGAATTTGGTAATGTATATGCTTCAGGTTATAAACCAGATTCTGTTATTAATGAAAGTAATACTAATTTAAGTGCTGCTCAGTTTTCTCAACTTTCTAATAGTTTACCAGAAGGTGCTTCAGTTCAAGGAGTAGATGCATCTGGTAATGTAAATGTTACAATGCCTGATGGTACTACTGCTAGAGCAGGTGTTTCTCCTAACACTGGACAAGTTAACACTTATAACTTTAATGTTAATGATACAGTTACATATTCTGATTCTGATAAGTTTAGAGATGATACTGATGGTGATCAGTTTGGAGGTAGCCCTTCTACTTCTAGCACACAAAACACAGCAGCTTCTGAAGATGCATACTCTGCACCAGCTGCAGCACCACAAACAAATGATGAATTAGATGCAGATTCTGCGGATAGCGGAAGTGATTCAGGAGGTAAATAGTGAACAATATTAAAAAGTTTACTCAGAAAGATCGTTATGGAAACATGATGTCTTTTGAGTTTGACGTACCTCCAATGGAGTCTATTCCTCATCCGGGGATGCCTATAGGTACAGACACAGTACCCGCATGGTTGACCCCCGGAGAACGTGTCATGAACGCTGAAGCGGAGCGTATGTATGGTCCTGCTTTAGAACAAATGAATGAACACGGTAGAGCTATCCAAAGAGCGCAGGGTGGTACTATACCTGAGTATGCTGCTATGGGATGTAAAGTAAAATATAAAGCTGCTGGTGGACCTGTGTATGCTCAAGAGGGTATGTCTCCAGAGCAGATGTCAGCATTGTTAGCAAATCAAGTATTATCAGGTGCATTAGATCCTCGTACTGCTGAAGCCGCATTAGCTAATATGGGTATGGGGCAAGGGCAAGCTCAGGCTGTTACACCTAGCTTTGCATTACCTCAAGTACCCCCAACAGATTATGAAGCAGAAGCTTTAATGGGAGTTCGTAGTTATCCTGAAGTTCCTACATCTCCTCAAACATTAAATACTGAGTTACCTCCTATTCGTCCACAACAACAACCAACACCTACAGATTATGAAGGTGATGTGTATAGTGGGAGAAGAGATTATCCTGAAGTACCTCAAGTTCCTGGGACTCTCGATGCAGAACCCCCTCAGAAGTATAGCGATCGTGTTACACAAACTCGTGAGTTATTAATACAACAAGAAGGTTATAAAACTAAACCTTACAAAGATACTGAAGGTAACTGGACTGTAGGTGCAGGTCATAAGATTACAGATAAAGATATTCTTAATCGTTTAAATAACAATGAAGATGTTACTTTTACTGATGATCAATTAATGGGTTTCTTTGAAAAAGATTTAAATACAGCTACTGAAGGTGCTCAAAAGAACTTTGAAGGGTTTAATAATTACTCTCCAGAACTTCAAGATGCGCTTATTTCAATGAACTATCAACTAGGTACTGCAGGTACAGCTAAGTTTAAAGAGTTTAAGAAAGCATTAGCAGAAGGTAACTATGCTAAAGCTAAAGCTGAATTAGATAATTCTAACTGGGCTAAACAAACTCCTGCTCGTGTTGAATATCTTAAATCTGTTATTGATAAACAAGCTGCTCAAAGTGTTGGTAATAAAAATACTATTACTAGTGAATCAGGACAACCAGTTGTTGATAGCCGTTTTGGTATTGAATCTACTTATCAAGGTCAAGATGTTACTCCTGAAGTACCCCCTGTTACTGAAGCTCCTCAAATGATTGATGAGTTTGGTATTGAACAAAGAGATGTTGCTGGTGGTGAAGGACAAGTAAATCCTGAAGTATTGCAACAGAAAAAGATTGTTGAATATAATCGTTATGTTGATCAAGAGATTGCTCAAGGAAGAAAGCCTGAATCTTTTGATATGTGGGAATTTGAAAACTATACTACAGAAGGCGGACGTCAAGCAGGTACTATTCAAAATGAAATGGCTCCTCCAGCACCTTCTATTGTAGAAGAAGCAGCTACTCCTGTAGATGAGTTTGGTAATATTTCAAGAGACTTACAAGCTGAACCTAAAACAGATGTAGTACCAGAAATTTCTCAAGGTGTAATTAAAACTCCTGCTGAAATTGCAGCACAAGAAACACCTCCTGATGTAACACAAGAGCAAAAGAAAGCTGCTGAAACTGTTATTAATCAAAATCAAAATGAACCTAACCCATATACTGATGGAATGGATGATGAACAAGCAGAAGCAGTTGCTAGTAATGTAGAAACTACTGGACAACAAGTAGCTAATAGTAATCCTCAAGCTCTTAATACTATTACAGAAGCTTTTAAAGGTGCATTTGGTTCTTTATTTGATCCACAAGAAATGGCTCGTATGGCTATTATGTATCTTGGTTCAAGGGCAATGGGTTATTCTCATGGTGGTTCTTTAAATTTTGCAGCTAAAAACTACATTAAACGTGTAGATACAAAAGTAAGTAATAGAGAAAAGATTGCTCAATCACAAGTAGGAAAATCAACTCCAGAGTCTATTAAGAAATATCTTCAGACAGGTGATCTAGGAGATCTTAAAGCAATTGCTACAACTAAGTTAAGTAAAGATTTTGTTGTATTCAATGTTAAAGGAAAACCAGTTAATGGTTATTGGGATGAAACATCTCAACAATTCTATGCTAGAGATTCTCAAGGTGGAATGTTTACTATTCCCCCTAATACACCTAAGTTTAAAGATGATAAGTCTGCTGAAACTTTTGCTAAGTGGACTAAAGATTCTAGAGCTATGGTTAATTCAGTTATTGATGATGCTTTTGAAGGTAAAGATAAACCTGAATTAGGTTTTATTACTGGAGCAGAAATTGCTACTCAATCAGCAAGTTACTTTAAAAATCGTGGTATATCTATTAAAGATGCAGAAACACTTTATAATATGGATGCTATTGTTCAAAATGCTACTCGTGCAGCAGCAGAATATGCTTCAAATAACCAAGATAAAAAAGTAAGTTCTATTGAACCATTCTTAGCTCAAGCTACAGCTCAAGCTATTGTTGGTACTGATTATAATTTATTTATGATTGATCCAACAGCTGATCCTGAAGATATAGAATATGTTGATCCTAAAAATATTTCTAAAGTAATGAAGTCTCTTGAAAGTATTGCTCTAGAACAAACAGAAAATCCAACTGCTGCTCGTTCTAAACGAGATGAATTGTTAACTAGAGCTTCTTATGTTTGGAATAATTTACCTACTGAAGAACAAAAGAAATATGGTTCTCCGGGTGAAGGTGAAAATGGTTTTTATTTATTCTTACGTACACTTTTAAGTGATAATAAACTTACTGAAGAAGAATTAACAGTAAAGGAAAAGTAATATGAACGACGACTTGTTAGGTGGTTTGTTCGATAATCCTGAATCTAATCGTTATATTGATGGTGATACCGTTAAAGATTTAGATACAGGAGAATCATTAAGAATACAAGGTGTTAATACACCTGAAGTATCTAAAGTAACAGAGGAGGGCTTTACCCCTGGACAAGTCGGCGGTCGTTTAACAGGTAATCTTGTTTCAGGATTAGCAGAAAAACAAGGTTTTACTCAACCAGTAATACCTGATCCTACAAATAAAACCTATGGTCGTTATGTAGGAGATATGATTAATCCTGCTACAGGAGAAAGATTATCTACTAAGTTACTTGAATCAGGTCTTTCTGATATTACTTTATTTTCAGATCAAGGTCAAGTACAGTCAGCTTTATTTGGTAGACTTGAACAAGCTCAAAGAAAGTTAGAAGGTACAGAAGATGATTGGGATTTAGCAGCTGATTTAGTAAGAACTGAAAGAAATAATCTTACTAATCTTACTGCTAAACCTATAGCTCTTGATGAAGCACAATATGCAGCTGCTCCTGATGTGTATACACCGGGAGTAGTTCAAATAAGATCACCTCTTGATCGTACTATTGATAACAAAGCTACTAACTCTCTTAAAACAGCCTTTGCACTTGGGGTATCTAATCTAAAAGAAGGTGCTTGGGGTGCTTGGGATATGATTGGAGATGTCTTTGAAACAGACAACTCAGGTAAAGCTAATGTAGATCGTATTCAAAGATCAATTCAAGGAATGCCTCAATTAGAAAATCAAGTAGCTTTTGATGAAGATGGTAATTGGACTTTAGATAGTGCGTCTAAAGTATTTGATTTTGTAGTAACTAATGCTGCAATGTCTGCACCTTATATGGTATCTTCTATTATGTCAGTAGCATTAGCTCCTGTAACTTATGGTGCTTCTTTAGCTATACCTTCTCTTATTTATACTGGTCAAACATATAACGAACAAGAAGAAAAAGACCCTACTAGTGCTATTGTTTCTGGTACAGCCCAAGGTGTTCTTGAACGTTTAGGTTTAAAGGGTATTACGTCTGCAGGTGGTAATTTCTTAAAAGATACTACTGTTAGAAGTAAAGTAGTACAAGAGTTAGCTAAAGCTAAATTTAAAGGTAATGTTAAATTAGCAGAAAAAGCTCTTGCTAATGAAACAATTAAAGAACTTACTCGTATTTCAAAGACAGCTAAAGATGCTTTAGCATTAGAGTTTCGAGGTAAGTATTTAAATTTACCTAGAGGTGCAGGAAAAGCTGCCCTTAAAGGTTCTGCATCAGAAGCATTTACTGAAACAGGACAAGAACTATTAGCAGCTTTAGGTGCAAAAAATTTTAAAGTAGAAGACTTAGATACTGATGAATTAACTAATAGGTTAATTAATGCCGCTGTAGCTGGTGGTACTCTTGGTGGTACATTAGCTGCAACAGGTCAAATGAAAAGTAATCTTACTTCTCTTGAAGCTTTAAGCGCACAATCACAAGCTGATCTTTCTAAAGCTACTGATGACTTTAAATATCGTAATGATTTAATTAATGAAGGTGCTACAGAAGAACAATTAAGTATTGATTATGTAGCCGCTAATACTAATGAAGATACTACTTTAGAAAGTATTGCTGAACCAGAACTTAAGCGTAGGAAGGAAGGAAATTTCTTACAAAGCATTACTGATTTCTCTAAAGGAGGAATTGGTCAATTGTGGAGAGGATTCTCAAATAATCTTAATGTTAAGTATGGTGCTAAAAGTGATAGCCTTCGTAGATTATTTGCTATGGTTAATGGTAACAATATTTTCTATGGAGGAGGTATTGAAGATTATCAGCATCTAACTCAAAGTTCTTTAAACAATATTGTTGGTTCAGAACAAGAAGCTTTAGGTGCTTTTAAAGCTAGATCTTTATCTGAGATTACAGATATATTTAGTGATAATCGTATAGTAGATTTATTTAATAACCTTTCTAAAGAATATAAAAAAGGAAACTCAATTTCTTTTGCTCAAGTATTTGAATCAAAAGGTTTTGATTTACCATCTGAATATAAAAACAATAAAGATGCTATCTTAGAATATGCACAGAGGTTCTATGATTACAATAATAAGATAGAACAAATTACAGGTGAATCAAAAAATATTTTAGAGCAAAAGTCTTTTAATAAAGTTCAAATTGCTAAAAACATGGGTGACTTTGTAGAAGCACTACAAGATAGTGGTATGTCTGCAAAAGATGCTGAGTCTTTAGCGTTTGATATTCTTGATATTGAAAACATTCAAGAACCAACTGATCTTTTTGATACTGATATTTTTAATAATTCAATAGATAAAAGTCAAGTTGATATTAATAAACTTAGAAAGAATCCTAAGTTAAAACCTTTCTTGAATGATGATATCTTTTATAACTTAGCATCTATTAATGGTTCAACAGCTGCAAGGCTTGCTAATGCAAAGTTCTTAGGTAAAGATGGTAACAAACTTGCTTACTATATTAAACAAGCTTTAGATGCGGGTGAGATTGATCAACAAGAAGCAGCTTATATTGCTGCTGAAATGAAAGATTATATTGATATTCGTAAGGGTGAATATAAAAGAATTGAAAGTCCTGCTTGGAGAGCTTTCCAACAGAATGCTTTGTTCTTAACTACACTTAATCAATTACCTTTAGCAACAGTTTCTTCTATTGTTGAACTTAGCTTAGTTAGTAATGGTCTTAATAAGAAAGTAATCTTCGATAAGGGATTTATTAAAGATGCAGCTAAAGATGCTGCAAGAGAATTTTATGATCTTTATAACGAAGGGGCATATAGAGCTAGCCGAGGTAGAATTAAACGAGCCGACTTAATTAGTACTGATCCTAGGCGTAATGATTTATATCAAGCAGGATTTATGCAAGAGTCTCAATCAGTTGCTCAAAAGAATGATGTTAACGCAGGTGTTAATAAACAACAAGCTATTAACTCTTTCTTTAAACTTATTGGTTTGCAATCACTAACTAATTATACTCGTAATTTACGTTTAGCTTTAGCAGGAGATGCTATTTTAGGGTGGGTTTATGATGTTGCTACAGAAGGAAATACTGTAACTAAACAATCATTAGAGGCTAGAGAAAATCTTATTAGCCTTGGTATTGATGTTAAATTCATGGTAGACTATCATAATACTTCTGAAAAGAGTGTTGAACAACAATCTAAGTATGATGAACAAATGCGTCTTGCTTCTTTTAGATTTGTTAACCAAGCGGTAGCTCATCCAACTAAATCTAATAGACCTAAGTTTTATCAAAACCCAAGGACTGCTTTATTCTTTCAGTTTCAAGGTTTTATTTCTACATTTACTTCTACTATCTTACCTAAGATATATCGGACTTTATTTAATAGTAACACACCATTAGATACTCGTATTAGTACTATTGGTACATTAGCTACATTATTAGCTATGGGATTCTTTTCTCAGTATCTACGAGATCTTCTCAAATATGGAGAAGAAACTCCTTATCTAGATGACTTTGAAAAATTTCAAAGAGCTGTGGGTGCTTCAGGTATCTTAGGTTCTGGTGAGCGTGTTATTAATACTATGTTTCCCTTATATGACACCCGTTCTGATGGATGGTTAGACTTTGCTCTTGATGAAATATCAGGACAAGCTCCAGTATTAGGTTATGGTGGTAAGTTAGGTACAGCAGTAGACTCTATATTCTCAGGAGCAGATAATGCCCCTAGTAGGATACAAAAAGCAGCTCCTATGGTTGGTCCAATAAACCAATTCGGATGGAAGCTAGATGAAATATTTTAATCGGAGCTTATAATGGCTAAATTTTCTAGTACTAGACCGGGAGTACCTGATCAAGGTTCTCAGCCGAGTGTTGATAATGTACCAGTAATTGAAGGAGCACAGGTTCCTTTACCTGCTGAAGAAGAATACTTTCAACAAGCAATTCCTCCAGTAGATATTACTCCTTCAGAGCCAACAATTGACGTAGGGCAAGTGGAAACTACTCCACTTCCTACAGTTGATTTTGAAGCTAATCTTGCTGAAGCAGCTAAGGCTATTCCAGCAGAAAGAGCTTTGGTCTCACCTGATATTGTTAGTCTTCAAACACCTGAAGTACAACAACAAGTTGCCCGTCCTTTATATGATATAGACGGTAATGAAATTACTGATATTAATCAAAAGATCTCTATTATTGCTAAGGAACAGCAAAGAACAAGAGATGCTTTGACTCGCCCAGGGTTAATTGATTATTCTAGTTATAGTGAATTATCACAGAACTTTAAAAACATTATCCCTGAAAGTGACTTAGGAAAAGTACAAAGTGTAGCTAGAGATGCTACAGGTATTCTTACTGAGATTAATGCTAGTGTTCCTAATGCTAGTATTCTTAATGCTAAAGTAGATGTTACTGAACCTAATCAAACTGGTTTGTCTTTATTATCTAATGCTTTTCAAGTTGATAATAAAACAGCAGTAGGTGGTTATGTTAATGCTGCATCAGCTGTTGCTATGGAAGTAATGTCTGGTCGTATTAATAATGAAATCCAACAAGAAATAGTAGAAGATACTGCTACACAAAACATTGCTCCTACTGAAGCTGATTTATTTGATATTGATCTTGGTAATATTTCTGGTGTAAAAGAAGATCCTCTTACTTATACTAATGGAATTAACTATAAATTCTTTAATAGTCGTATGGCTGCTGCTTATAAGCGGTATATGCGTAATCTTAAAGTAGCTCAAGATCAAGATGTTCGTGTAGCTCAACAGGCTAACTCAGATATTGTTGGTGACTTGTTAGGTGCTACTGCATTAGAGTCTGGATTATTTAAGTTAATTAAAGGTAATGATGGGGAAACTTATGTTATCCCTACAAATACTGCTATTGAGTTTTCTAAAGCAACTCGTAACTTAATTAATGAAACTATTAGTGAACGTAAAGAAGTAAGACGACCTACAACTCCTGCTAACTTAGATACAGGGTTTTATAATAGCTATAATAAAGCTTCTGAAGTTCGTAATAGGCAAATTCCTAGATACCAAAATAAAAGTTTAGAAAAAGAATATCCATCTCCTAATACTAAACGTGGTAAGCTAGAAGACTTAACTGACTTTGCTGTTAAAGTAGGTAGTGTCCCTTATTCTACTACTAATATTCAAGTAGGTGGATTAGCTTTATTATCTGCTTTAGTTACTAATGATGCTAATGTTGGTGTTGATACTAAAGAGTTTCTTGGCTTACATGATTTAAGATTCCAAGAGATTGCTAAAACTGCTGGTGGTGGTGATCGAGGTGCTCAAGCAGCATCTCAAGAAAAACGTAAAACAATTAACAAAGTAAATAACTCTGTTGGTATTTATGCTGGTATTAAAAATACTGCACCTGAATATAACTATCATAAAGAAGATCCATCAGTACATCGTTGGTATCCAGAGAACTTAGCAGTAGAAGCTCAAAACAATCTATTAAACAGAGCTATGGTTACTAATCCAGTAGCTAATATGGTTAAAGTTTCTAGAGAAGATTTAAATGCTATTAGTAATATGGGTTCTTCTTCTGAAGCATACTTCTTAAAACATTTCAAAGATGGTGGTAAAATTAAAGATAAGAGAATGAATCTTATTTCTAATCTTGTAGCTATTCATAAAAATATTTTAGGAAAAGCTTCTGAGTCTATGACTTGGCCTGAAAGAGTAACTCAATTAACCCCTGCATTTATCGCTGAACATGGTAAGACTGGTCGGTTACTTAAGTCTGCTATTGGTAAACTAGGTATTGTTAATTCAGATGGTTCTATTAATGAAAATACACTAAAGAACTTTACTATTTCATTAGACCAACAAGGGCAATATGGTAGAACACCTTTACCTCAATTAAGTCAAGATGAAGTATTAGCAATTAATAAATGGTTATCAGGCTCTGATCCTAAAACATTTGGTTTTGCTTTAACTTCTTATACAGCATTAGCTGATCTTATGGATGCAGTCCAGAATAATACTTACTGGAATCCTAAGATTATGACTGATATGGATATGAATTCTGCTGGTCGGACATTCATTTCTATGGATATCGGTAATTCAGATGTCTTAGAAAGAACAGGTATTATTCTTGAAGATGATAATAATCTTAAAGGTGGTCCAAGAAAATTCTTCTATGATAAGTTTACTGAGTTACTAAACCCTAAGTTTAATTCTCGTACTGTTAACTCTTTATTTGAAGAATCAAAAGCTAATACTGAGTATGAAAAAGCAACTATTGCTTCAATTTTACTTAATAAACTACAAGAGTTATCAGCAACTAATCCTAAAATCTATGATGATTTAGGTAAAAAAGTATTGTTGACTGATGACTATGGTAAACACTTTGCATTCCATGAGCAAGAAGCAGCATTGTTCTTAGATAAGTATCCTGCTATTAAAGAAGCTTTAATGCCATACTATGATAACGAAAATAAAATGGTGTTAGACTTTAATAGGATCTATTCTAAAACAATTATTAAATCTTCTGAAATGTGGAATACACAATTACCAAAAGATATTGTAGAAGTACTTCAGTTCTTTAATAGATTTCCAGAACCTACTTTATACTTCGGTGAAAAGGCTGCTATTGGTAGTGAAACTTATTTAGAAATAGATCAAGGAGAACCTATTACTATTAATCTTCCTGATGGTATGGTTCAATATAAATCTAAAGTAAAAGTTAAAGATCCTACTCGTCAAAGTGAAACCAAAACATTCTATAGTTATAAAGAAGGTAAAGTAATTAGGTATGTTCCTGAATACAACTCTTATAACATGAATCTTATTGGTCCACTGTTAGGTCAATACCGTGAATCAGCTACATTGATTGATGCTGTTAATATGGTTAACCCAGATAAAACTAAAACACCTCAATGGTTTGCTATTGTACATGACAATTTAATTGTTGATGGTAATGGTTTTGCTCCGTATTTCTTTGCAGTTAACTCTGTTAAAGAGGGATCAGCTATGAAGGTACTTGAGTTTGATATGATGGGTGAGTTTGTTCAAGACTTTAGACGTCAATTAAAAGATGTTATGCTTGAATTACAAGCTAAAGCTCAGCGAGAAGGTATTGAAGCAGCTACTGTTGATATTGGTAACAATGGAGAGTATGCAGCAATTGGTAGGAAAGCAGATAGTCTTTACTATCGTTTAAAGGACGCTGCTGATGAGTCATTTGACAAGAAAGAAGCAATGGAGAGTGAACTTAAATTATATCGTTCTATTGGATGGGTAGACCCTGATAATCGAGCCGGTGATTTTAAGACATTCCCAATTAAACTAAAAGCTCTTGTTGAAAAGAAACATCAACCAAGTATGATTGTTTATAAGAATGGTAAAAAAGAAACACAAAAGCCTTCAAAGCCTTTAAGTTTTATTCAATCAATTATTTATCTTCGTGATATGGACTTTAAAATGAATCAATTTATTGAAGCTAATGGTCTATATGGAAAAGATACTGCAAGAAATAAAAAAGAAAAAGCATTGAAGCGTGTAAAAGCAGGACAAGAATACTTCCTGTTCTTTACATAATAAAATTAGCCCCTTGGGATTACTCCCTTGGGGCTTTTTTTTTTTACTTAGATAATTCTTTAGCTTTACTAAGCACATTATCATACGCTTGATTAGCATAATCATTAGCTTCTTTTTCAGTAAAGTTAATACCTGTTTCAGGGTTAACTACTGATTGAAGGCCTTTAATATTCTGATCACGAACTCCTGCTGCAACGTACTGATTAATTTCAGGTTTAAATAACAAATCATCTGGAATATCTATACCAGATTCTTTCATATCTTGTTGGAACTGAACATCATCATATTCAGTATCGCCTCGAAGTGTTCTTAAATTATAACTTTTGTTTTCCATGTTTATCTCCATGAATTAAATAAATAAAATACAAACCAAATGCCCATAACAGGTAATAATATTTCCATAATGTCCTCAACAGAAAAAGTATTCAGAATCTAATACTTGTCCAATATTAAGATTACCTATGTCAGGTATCTCTTTATTAAAGCCCTCTGTATTACTCAAGATATTCTCAAAGATATCAAAGAAGTAATTAAATTCGTTATACATAATAACAAATATGTGTCTAGTCAATTGACCTAATTCTTCAACGTCTCTAGCATGACAACTAAAGCTATCATGTACAGCACCAAAGCTACCTTCCCAATTGGCTATGACTAACGCCATATGAGAAGCATCTTGACTATGAATAAAGTTAGGTGATATACCACTCATAAGACCTTGAAGAGAAGCATAAGGGCTAGGCTCTTGAAGGATATGTGTGATACGTCCTGTATATTCACCATTCTTTTTGTGACCTACTGGTACACCCGAAAGAGTTACATATACACTTTGTTCTCTAGTAAGATATGAATGATAAAACACTGGGAACCCTGAAGGTGTTTCCCAAGACATATAGGTCTTTCCATTACCATACGACACATATCTAGTATCTTTAACATGACGAAGCTTATCTTCGATCATAGCTAACTCTAGATCATCGTCAATAGTTTTATCTTTCTTTTTCTTTAGTGTTTGTTTACGAGCATGAGTAGTTCTTTTCTTAGCTTGTGTCCAATCAGAACCATCAATATCATACGCTGATGTCTTACCTATTTCAAAGTCTACTAATGACTGTAAAAAGTTCATTACTTTAGTAGCCCCTGGACAGACATCTTCAAGGGCTAAAATAAGGTTACGTGCGAGTTCTTCACAGTCTACCATAGTGATGTTAAATTCTTCTGTGATACCTCCGGTATAACAATCAGCGTACATGCTGTCAGCGATCTTCTCTGCGCCAGCTGAGTATGCTCTGGTCATTGTTCCACGCTTAGTAATGTACTTACGGATATGCTTCATTTTCATATCTGGACGAGCTTCAAACCACTCTGGCATACGCTCAATTAAAGCTTTAGCAGCCTTAACATATAAGTCAGATTGAATCTCTGTAGGTGTTAATGATACCAACTCACCTGTATGCTCATCACGAGATATAGCAGCACTGTGTTGATAGCCATTACAGCTACCATCAATAGGGATAGGTAAGTGACTAATATAGTTAATGTTATTAGAAGCATTACGTACTTCAATACAACACGCTAAGAATGAGAAAGGTTTTTCACAATCAAGTATCTTATCAGTACTATTAAAGATTAACTCAATGTTTTGTTTAGTCCACTCCTCTCTATCTTTAAGAGTCATCTTGTCTACCGAAATAGATTCAAGACCTTCTTTGTTAAGGTAAGAGGCATAATCATAACTGCACCAATTAGGAATATTATCAATGTCATAAGACTGGTTGTAACAAGAAGCAGTATGAATATATAACCACTTAAGACCGTTAGCACCCAAAGGCTTTCCTTCTTTAAATAAGAACAAAGCTCTTGCCATATCTGAACCTTGGAAATTAAAGAAAGGTTCTTTGTAATAAACTCTACCACGATAATCTACATCCACATACTGATAAAATTCTGAATAGATAGAAAGCATTTTAGCTTTACTAAAGATAGCTTCTAGTTCTGTACGCTTAGAAATATCTCGAAGAATTATTAACTCTTCATTCCACTCTTCAGCAGCTTGGTTATAACGCTTTTTGTTTTCATCGGAAGGATCTTCTTTAAGTAGCTTATATGCTGCATCTACATCAGACTTTTTAGCCTTATCTAAACGCTTCTTAGCTTCAGGTAAGATACTACTAAGATTACATTCAATAACTTTCAATACTTCTTTGTTAACAACCCATGATTGTTGTTGAAGTTTATTAAGAGATTGAAGCCAAGGTTCATTACGCTTAATAGCTTCTTTAAAGGCTTGTTGATGTAGGATAAGAGGTATCTTACTTGTTTCAGAGTTAATACCCTTAATAACAGCAATATTATCTCCTTGCATAATGTCTTTAATATCAGGAATCTTTTGTCCTGTTGAATAAAGAATTAAACCTTTACCATCTTTAGTTTGTACTAGATCAGAGAACTTATCAGTGATTTGAATTACATAAGGTGAACCAGAACGAGGTGCAAAGCCTTCTTGAATTTCAATATTAATAAATCCTGCATGATAGAAAGCTTCAATAAATAAATCACCGATATGTAATAACATAGGTTTATTTAATTCTACTTTTTTATAGTTACATACTTCTACTCCAATAGAAATAGCTGTATGTGTTAGGAGTGCTTCTCCTTTCTTTCCTGAAGGGTCATCAGCTGCTTTATGAAGGATAATATTAGTAGCAACATTAACTAGATGCTCAATATCTTCTTCATAAATAACTTCTTCTTCTCCTTTAAGAATAGTAGCAAGATACAATGGTCCATATGCCTGCTTCTTATTCGTATTGAAGATAACCTTTCTGAGTCTTTCACTCAGGTATTCTACAACAAGGTTCTTCATAGTATCCTCAGAAGTTAGGGTTTAAAGAGTTAATACGACCTGTCTTATGATCGTAATAAGCTTGTCCTGCTGGACCTGTAAGACCAGTGTGACGACACTTAAGTACTTTCATTTCAATAGTATTACGTACTGTAGGATTTTCATTACCACTATCACGGGCAAATGCTACAATGTCCATTGAGATTTGTTTAATAGAACCTGAACCTTTAATATCATCTAGAGAAGGTAACTCACCTTCTTCGAATGATTTACCTGAAGCAGTCTTACGTAAGTGAGATACAAGACCAATCCATACTCCATGTGTCTTAGCTACACGAAGTAAATCATTCATGATCTTATCTATTGCTTCATTGCCGGTAAGCCCTTCAGCTCCTTCAGATACAAGGATTGTAATATGATCAATAAACAAATATTTGCAACCAACAGCGGCCATATAGTTAAGTTGCTCAATGATACCATCAGTAATAGCACCAGCATGATCAAGAACGAGTACCCTGTCTCCACCGAATATTTCATCAAATCCATTTCTTAAGTCCTCTAGTGGTATCTCATCTGTAGGGTTAATATTAAGAGCCATAGCAGATAACTTCTTAGTTGTCTCAGCAGGTGACTCTTCAAGAGAAATAATACCGATCTTATCTTCAGTAGTCTTAATAAGATTATATACAATCTCACGTAGCATTGTAGACTTACCTGAACCAGTACCACTAGTCCATAGTGTAATCTCACCTGCACGCATACCCTTAAGCTTATCGTTTAGACCTTCAAAGCAAGATGGGTACGGTACACTTTCAATGCTATTATATTGCTCCATAGCGTCCCACAGTGCCTCACCTGAGAGGATACCCTGGGGGTTATACTGCTTTGCATTCCAGATAGCAGAGAGGACTGCTCTGTGGCCCTCATTAATCAGCTCATCTGAAGCATCTTTATGTTGACCTTTAGCTATTTTAATCTTTTCATATCCAATAATCTTAGCAAGCTTCGTAACAGCTTCGGAGCCAGCATCATCATTATCAATGTACAAAACAACTTCACTAAACTCTCTAAGCCAGTCCCTGTTTGAAGTGACAGGCAAAAGATTAGAAGCGGAGGGAATAGATACAACCGGATATATAGTCCCGTTATATTTTTCATACGCTTGAGCAACAGCGAGAGCATCTTCCTCACCTTCAGTTACTACTACTCGTTTCCTAGAAGCACCTGCGAATGTTCCTTGACCGAATAGTTGGATTCCATCTAGTCCTCCTTTGACTCTGAAATCTTTAGGATACTTACGAATTTTATAGGACGTTCCATTAGTTCCTATATAAGGGTAATATGTTTCAGATACTTCACCATCAGTATTAATAGCAGATCTTACTCCAAACATCTCACAAATCTTATTACTAATTTTACGCTTAGAATGTGTTCTAAAGGGTAAGTCATTAATAGAGACTTGTGTTTGTTGTACAGACTCTTTTACTGGTTCGATAGGATCATCTCCATAATAATCAGGGTAGAATTTATTGCAACCTGGAGTCCAGCATTTACCTTTCACTACTCCAGAATCATCTTTGAATAGCGATACATTATCTACTGAACCACACGCTTTGCAGGGGGCTTTACCTATAGAGACAGTCATGTTTAAACCTCAATTTTAAATAATTTAATTCCACAATCTTCTAATAAGTCTCTACCCAAGTTACACTTGTTGTAGTTCTCTGCATAGAAAACAGTAGTAATACCTGCTTGAATGATTAACTTAGCACATTCAATACATGGTATAGTAGTAGAATAGATAGCTGCAAATTGAGTAGACTCATTTGACTTAGCAGCTTTAGCTATAGCATTAGCTTCAGCATGAACTACTTGTGGTAGAGTCTTTTCAAATTCATTCTTACAGTCATTAGTAAAGTAACCCATTGGTGTACCATTCCAACCATAAGAAATAATGTTATTACTCTTAGCAATAACAGCACCTACCTTCCGATGAGGATCAGTCGATCTCTCTGAAATACGGTAAGAGATCTCCATCATCATTCGATTGTGTTCCATTAACTTTGACATAATTTTCTCTCCTTAATATTTGAATAAGCTCGGCAACCATTACACTGTATCCTTCTAACTGAGAAAGATATTCATTCCAATCAATGATTTCCATTTCAAACAAGTACTTAAGTTCCTCGTTGGCTTCCTCTAGGCTCTCTAGAAGTTCCTGAATCGCTTCTTCGTTTGTTAGAACTTCCAAAGATTCTTTCATAGTTTGATTCATACTTTTCTTTATCCACTGGACGTGGAGTATCTCCTTTACCTGCCATTATAATTATCCTTTAACAGATCTTTAGCTTGTCCAATGAGTTGCATAAGCTCAAAGTAATTATCTACTTCAGATTCATATTTAAAGTTAGCTACTTTAACTAAGAACTCTTTGATAGGATCTTTATCAGGCTTACCCCATAAGACATCATCATTATCCTGATAGAAACTTAATTCATAATCAGGTTCATTCAAGTCAGATTCAGTAAATGTTTCAGGGTCTTTGTAATCATACTTGTTCATTTTGTTTCTCCTTATATTCATAACACTTAGGTGGACCTTCTAATCCACACTCCCAGAAGTTACCTTTGTCTTTATCCCAAACAAAATAATCATCTTGATAACGTTGAATATGAATAAGACTACCAGTAAACATTAATGCATGGAACCATTCATTACCACAACGTTCTCTATATTCACGTTCAATGATAGACTTCCATTCATTTCTTCCAGAACTTTTAAGCAGCTTCTCAGCTGTTTTAGGTCCAAGCTTAGCAGGTGATTTAATATTATCAGTTGAATCACCAATTAAAACTTGTAACCAATAGTTATACTCAGCATCGTCCTCAGATACTGTGTATTCTTTAATGTCGCCTCTTTGATTTGGTCTGATATGCTTACCTACAATACAGTCTAAATCTTTATCGGCAGAAATAATAACATAGTTTTGATTTCTTTGCATACACTTATTTGCTTTACGGCGCACTAAGTCATCTGCTTCTAAACCATGAGAGCGAATGGCTAAGCGTTCCTTGCCTAACCATTCCTTAAGTTCCCTAATAATTTCCATTTCCTTTTCTCTATTAGGGTCTGGCTTACGATTACCTTTATAATCTTTAAAGATCTTGTAACGCCAATTACCATTACCTCCTACAAAAGAAAGTGATTCATCACACCAACTTTCTGTAAGATAGTTCTGTAGAATGTCTAGGTATTTTTCCTTAGCTTCATTAAGGTCTTCAACATTCCAGCAAGCACGATATAATATACCGTCTGCATCTACTATACCTAACATTTTATTTCTCCTTTTGGTCTGTATATAGACCGTATGATACCCTTACGGTTCGTATATAGACCTTTTTATTGACAGGCTAAGCATTCATCTTTAGAAGCTTGAACACCTGCTTTACTATATACATAATATAATGCTAAGATGTTGGGATCTAAGAATGCTTCCTTATGTACTTCATTGATATAGGCTTCGTCTTCATCTGCGCTAAAGAACAAGTTAAGACTCTGCCACTGATCGATGTACTTCGACCTTGCAGAAGCCATTTGAACCACTGACTTCTGTGGGATCTCAAAAGCTGTACGGAATACTTCCTTCTCATGGTCACTCAACCAATCCTCATTTTGAACTGAACCCATATTATCTCTAATACGTTCTACTGTTCGCTTGTTGTAGACTCCTTTGTCTTGCATAAGCTTGAGTAGCACTGGATTAATTCGATCGACTTCTCCAGCAGCTGTGCGTTGAGTGTATACCATTGCTGTGTCAGGGTTAATACCTTCAGAGATTCCTCCCATGATAAGTGCTGTTGATTTTGTAGGGGCAACTGCAATGCGGTGGGTGTTAGCCATTCCATACCCTTCCATCCACTCAGGCTCTCCCCAAGTTTCTGCAATCCATCTACTAGCTCGTTTGGATTCATCATCTATCCTCTTAAATATCTCATTGTTAAGCATCATGGCTTCGAATGATCCAAAGACCATTTGATTTTGTTGTAGCAACGTATGGAAGCCACATACTCCCAAACCAAGTGCACGACTTTTCTTAGTGAATGCTCTTGCTTTCTCAAGACCAGAAACATTCTTAGACCTGTCAAGAAACTCTTGGCATACACAGTCCAAAAATACTGTAGCTTCAAACACTGCATTTGTATCTTTCCATTCGTCATATCTAGCTAAGTTCATTGAAGATAATACACAAGTATAAGTATATTCTTCTGATGAGTGAAGCATAATCTCAGCACATAGTTGAGGTGCTTTGATATCTAAGTTACGATCAATATACCATTGAGGTTTCTTAGCATTAGCTTTATCAGGAAAGAAAAAGTAACCCTTACCTGTTACCATCTTAGTACGCATTGCTTTACCATAGCGTCTAATAGCTTCTTGATCTTTACTAGATAAGCGAAGAATAAACTCTTCACTAATGTTCCAACCAATATTGTTACCATCAGGATTGTGTTCTAGATGGTCACATACCTCATCAAAATCATTGTGATCAATAGGAACATAACCTGCCCAAGAACCTCTCCGTGCTGTACCTTGAGATACATACTCCATGTCTTGCTGAAAGCCTTTAATGATTGGTAGCAATCCACTTGATTTACCTCCTGCTCCAATGACAGATCCTCGACCTCTAATATCTCCTAGATAACTAGCAGTACCAAATCCAGCTTTAGTTAGAGCAGCTGTTTCATGCTTGCCACGATAAATGCTATCAATACTATCACTAATATAAGACCCAGCACACGATACCGGAAGACCTCTTGTCGTTCCTGTGTTTGCCAATACAGGTGTAGATGGTGATAGCCATCCCTTCCAAAGTAGATTAAAGAATTTCTCTTTCCATTCTTGAGGATTGGGCGTATGAATAGCCAGTGTTGCAGCAATCCTTTCGTATTGCGCTTTAGGACTACTAGCTTCGTACAGATATTTTTCTTTAAACATTTGGTAGCCACCCGTACTGTACCACTCAGGTAGCTCACCATTCTCTTGAAGACGCTTTCGTTCTTCTGATAGTTTGTCATAACTCAAAATGAAAACTCCTCTGCTGTCCAACCACGTTCGTATTGATTACCTATTGAATTAAAGAAATCATTCATAGCATAACCATTAATCCCCTTATAAAACCAATCTGCTACTGGATTATAATGAATCTCAAATAAATTCTTATAACCCATGTTACGCATACAAGTATTAATACGGGATTGTACGAAGTAATCTAACTGCTTAGCGGAGATTCCTTCAATGTCTCCTTTTTCAAATAACTTTTCGATGATAAGTTGCTCATGTTCGTAGACAACTTGTGCCATATCCTTGATCGTTGCCTCAAGAGTTTCTTCTTCTTCAGGTTTAATTTCCTTTGCATCACGTTTCTCCTTAAGTAATTGTTGAAACAACCATCCAGAAGCTTCTGAATGTAATGCTTCATCTCGTGCTGAGAAGTTAATACCACTAACTACATTCAATAATTTATTCTTACCTTGAGACTGAAAGTGTTTCAAGAAAGCAAATGATGAATATAGAATAGCACCTTCAGCAAATGTAAATGCACCTAATGAATATAAGTCATCACCAGATTCTAATACACTCTCAAGAATATCAATACGTTCTTTAAGAACAGGATCTTCTTTATATGAATCATAGAATTCATCGGTAGCAATCTTAAGCTCTTCATTAAGTTTAGCATAGAATGGAGCATGAACCGATAACTCAATAGACGAAAACAAACTCGCCATTGATTGAATGTCTGGTCTAGGAAACTTTTTCATTACAAAGCTTGACCAGAATTCATTACCAATAATTAATTCATACTTCACAAACAAACGTAGTACTGTAATTACAGCATGACGTTCAGCTTCAGTCATGTTTACTAGAATGTCTTGTACATCCTTCTCAACTTTAACTTCTTCTGGTGGCCAAAAGATACTAGCTTGTTTGTTTCTAAACTCTACTGCTGTTGGATAGTCTACAGTAAAAGTATCTTTAGGTGTCATCAGTTGAACCACTTAGTTCTCCTTTATTTCTTCTAGTTTTATTTTAAAATAGTCTTCGCCACGTTTAACGTGACACTTCTTAGCGGAGAGTTCAAAGATAATACGGTCATCAAACCCAAACCAAGACTGCATTGTATCTAACGTAGTCTTAATACAGTTATCGACATCACTCTTAACACTACTGAAACCAAATAACATTTCAGCCTTGAGTGTAACTTCATTATCTCTTACTCGTTGTGGTGCAGAGAATCCCTGCAAGTATGGTATCATTTCCTCCTGAAATTTCTCATAGTCTTTAGATTTCTTTTTGTTCATGTACCAAGCTTTATTAACGCTAATAGGCTTTACTAGTGCATGACATTCAAAGATCCAAGGATCATCATGGTCTTCTACATACTCATGGTGTGTTTGATCATATGCTAAACAAAAGTTACCACAGTTAGATTTGTAAGCTATTAATTTACCTTCCCAACCTTTTGTTAACTCGTACTTTTCAATGTACATTGGTTTAGCTCTCATAATACCTTGAGATGTTCTCATATCAACAAAACCTTTTTGATCTTGTTGAGTACCTATTTCATGTATAATTACATAATCGAGTGTTATAAATTCACTCATATGATTTTCCTTAGTGGACTTCAAAGTAATCTCTACCTACCTTGATATCTCCAGCTTCCATTATGTTTACTCCGAATTGCTTCGGGGCTTCAGAGAAACCAATCTTAATAATCTCTGTAGCCTTCTCTGCATCTTCAGGCTTAATCTCCCATGAACATTCATCATGATACATGAGCAATTGTTTAGCATCTATATTGGCCTCCTCAAAGCCTTTGTTGATTGATACAATAGTGTTCTTCATTAAGATAGCTTCAGCTGATTGAATCAAATAGTTAACTGCTTTATATGGTTCTTCTGCATAGACTTTACGACCGTCTAATCCAGGGATCCATCCATTTAACTTAGCAGCGTTTTGAGCTTTCTCAATTAAGTTTTCAAAGTTAGGTATCCCACTAATAAGTTTGTCTCTAATGAGTTTACCCTCCTTCTGATCTCCCTTAATGATCGCAGCACACTTGCCTGCTCCTGCTCCAAAGATGATGGCGAAGAATAGCGGTTTAGCAGTTGAACGATCAACTCCAGCGATATCAGCATGGCGTTGGTGAGCATCACCGTTAAGAACCGTATCAGTGTATCCCTCATCCTTGAGGTAGTGAGCGAGCAATCGAATTTGATATGAAGCCCCGTCAGCACTGATAATAGTTTTGTCTTCAGGGCAGATAAATAATTCACGAATCTCTTTACCATAAGAAGCATTCCCATTAGGTATATTAGCAATTACCTTATGTGAGTGACGACCAGTAGCTGTTCCAAGATCCATCACATCACCCCTTAGCCTTCCATCTCCATTAGCTTGTTCCATCCATCCTTGAAGGATACTACGTCTAGATCTAAGAGTATAGTAGTCAGCAATCATGTCAGCATGAGGATGACCTATAGCCTTGATATCCTTATCATTTAACTTTGGTCCTGTCTTAATAAAGTCATTACCAATACGCTTCCAGTTCCATTCAGTCCATACGATACCTAGATGTTCTAGATAAGTCTTAACTGAATCTTGTTGACCCATACCAGCAGGAATAATTTGTTTACGTTGAAACTCAGTTCCAGCAGTCATAGGTGGTTCTGCTTTAAGTGCATCTTCAGGTGATACATGAATACCTAAGTACTCTGATATAACTCTAGCTGATACGGCAGTATACTCTCCATTCTTTTTGTACTGAGGTTTCTTAGGTTCTTTATCTATTAATCTTTCGATATCACCTAGATGAGGTTCAATAGCATCTTCCATTGTCTTCATTTTAGTAGTGATTTCATTAATTAACTCTTGACAACCTTTGAAATCAAACAGCCATCCTCCTTCTGTTTGTTCAGATACGTAGTGTGCCATGTCATGTTCCATACGTAATGCTTGAGCATACTTAGGGTACTTATCAATCCAAGTCTTAGCTTCATGCATAACATACTTATAGACTTCTTCGTTAACAACACAGTCTTGCTTACAATACTCAAGCATATCAGTACTGTACTCAGTAAAGTCATGGAAGTCTGTCTTAGGCTGCCTTAAGAACTCACCCCAAGCAGCTAGACTATGCTTACGATTAAGTCTTTTATTAGGCCAGTTATTCATACGAGATACTATAAGTGTATCTACTACTTTAATATGAGAAGGTACTACATAACCTAATACTTTCTTTAAAGCAGGTATATCATAGCGTACACCGTTATGCGCTATAAGTGTTGTTACATTATCCTCAATCCATTCAGGCATATCAGACAATGAAGGGTATGATGAATCATCATCAGTAAATACAGTGAATTCATCTGTACCTACTTTCTTAAACACTACCATCCATAAATGACTAATAGTATTTAAGAGTCCATTAGCCTCGATGTCAAAGATATATTTTGACATTGTTCTTTCTCCTTAAGTTTCTGTTGATATATATTAGAGATATACTGTTCATATGTCTCAAATAAATTTTTAAAACGTATATCAGCTAATTCAGCAAGACCTATTAATGTATTCATTAATTCATCTTCTGTCATATCTTCCATTGAATAATAGATATCTTTAATATCATCTACAATAGACCAAGTACGATGTATACCTTGTTCAATATCAGAACTATCTATAGGGTATTTACCATCACGATCATAATAAATATTATTAATCTTCATTAAAATAATCCTCATGATCTTCTTTATAATAAGATAGAATCATATCACAAGCTTCAATGCGTCTACTGATTTCAAACAAATCATCTTCCATATCTAATTCAAATAATTTCATATTACCTTTTTGATATGCCTCAATAAAATTTTTACGAGTGTCTTCTAATACTGTTATGAAGATAGATTCTACTACATCTATTAATAAATCATTATCAAGATTAAGAGTAATGTTCATGTGTTTTTCTCCTGTTACTTTTGTTAACTTCTAGGCCACTTATAAGTACACTCAGGACACCTGTAGTGTGTAGTTCTGTCAAGGCTAACATCGTAGATTCCTATCTTCTTACCCCATCTACCTGTAGTGCGGGTTGCACCATAGGCTTCGGCGTACTCATCAGCCTTATCCCAGTCACCGTATTTCTCTATGCCGGTGTCCCAGATTAGGTCACCATCGAAGTTCATGTTACAGTTAGGGCAGTATCCGTGTTCGTTGTCGATCATATGCTATACCTCATAATAAAGACCATCATTAGGTGAAGGCTCAAAATATCTTTCTACTAATTTATAAAGATCACTACCTTGTTTTACTTCAAATCCATCTTCATCATATATTTCATTGACAGTAGTGTAATCAGGTTCTTGAGGATAATTTCTTTCTTCAGTATAATAAACATCAAACTCTAAAGTTACTTTACCCATTTTATGAATCATAAGCATAATATTTCTCCTATTTTCTTTCCCACTGACAATCCATCTTGTGTTGATTGTTTGACATCTTACATTCAGGACATAAGTCATATTCAATTATATATCCTGCACCACGTAAGAAGTTTTGAAACTGTTCTATAGCTTCATCCCATGTAACATCATCTATCAGTTCCATAGTAATTCCTTTTAATGGAGATGGATTGTCAATGTGTGCGAATGTAGCTTTAGGCGGTTCATAAGTGAGTCTAATCATTACATTTCTCCTGCGATTTTAATAGAGCAGTTTTAAGCCATGCTCAGGGCTATAAATTATTTATATTCGTTTGCTAAATAATAAAGATCTTCAACAATAGCAAGTGCTTCTTTAATATCAGTAAATACTTCACGAACACTTTGATAATCATTATCTTCATCACGACCAGAGTACTCTACATACCCTCCGTTAGAAGCGAAATTAATTGAAACATATGATACATCATTTGTGACTTTCATTTGTATATCCTTTAATTTAATTTGCGTAATAAGCTTTAACTTCTTTTAGTGCTTCTTCTTTAATTTCGTTAAGGCAATCCTCAACATCTTCAAAGACAGACTGAAGATACGAATAAGAATCCGTATCTCCTGTCTTAGCAAGAAGATTAGCTACATGTAGGCGTTGATTACTGACTTGACGTAAGAGAAATTCAATAGATGTCTCTACAACGTGTTGTCTATTAATCTTACCTGATGAATGCTGATCTTCAGTCATCGTCTTTCCTATCTTTAAACATTTCTTCCAGGGATTCTTCAGTTACTTCTTCTGCTTCTCTAAGAGAAAAGCATATACAAGGTTCTGTATCAATCCATGAAGCTATTTCGGCAAACCCTTTTGCCATTATATAGAAAGGGAATGCCATAAACTCTCTCATAATTACCCCTTAAAAGGTAGGCTCATCAGTTTCTACATCAAAGTCTACTTCATTTTTAGTTTCAGCATAAGGAACTAAGTCTGTAATTTGAAGAGCACTAAGCATTGCTGCTGTACCTGCACGACCACCTACTTTGTATTCATATGAGAACACTTTGATATTACCTTTAGATCCATTACCAATAGGCTCTTTCAATGGTGCTTTAGAGGCATCTAATACTGATGGACCTTCCATTGGTTCACCTTTAGCGTTAGTAGTTTTACGCTTAACATTACCAAAGAAGTAACCATCATCATGCTTCTTTAGGTTAATACCTAAGTCAGCAAGTTCTTTTACTTTATCCTCATCAGTAGTACGTACTTGAATGTCATAAATCTCAGTACCAAATGGTGAATGAGGCTTATATACATTAGCCCAGAAGATTTCTAGATCACGTACGATAGCTACTTTACTTGTTGAATCAGATTTAGCCATTAATATTCTCCTAAAATAAAAATACCCCGACTAGAATCTCTCCTAATCGGGTTTATAAAATGGAACTTTTGGTGTTCCCTTAACCATGCGTCTAATGTTTAAAGCTACCTTCAAAGATAGATTCAACATCATAGACACTACCATTCTCCTGAAGCTTGTATTCTTCATACACTGCAACGACTTCACGGTAGAATTCTTGTTGAGCTCCTGCAAGAGCACCCATAACAGACTCAAGATCAGCATACCTAACTGGTTGTTCTTGGTCTACTAACATTTGATAAATCATTTCAGCAATAAGATACTGTAACTCTCCACCATTACGTGGTACAGGTATACCTATATGCTCGAAGTGACTACGGGCTTCTAGATTAATATAAGGCATTAACAATATCCTTTAAGTGCTTCTTGTGAGTACGAATAGTAGCTTCAGGCCCGAAGATACGTTGAATCATACTACCTAGTGTTACATAACGCACTAAGTAATCGTACTTCTTAGAGTCAGGACGATAACCAAAGCGATTATGTGGTTCATCTTTCCAGTCTTCAATGATGTCATTGAACAAAGGATCATATGAATATTTAGCTGATTTAGTTTCATACACCATTACAGGCTTATGGCCTGCTTTAAGGCGTAATTCAGTTTGTTTCTCATCAGTTGAGTGACCAATAAACATTAAGAACATAGTGTTTCTCCTTAGAAATAAGATATAACCGCTTCTATAGCATCATCAAGATTAGTATAAATTTCTGTTGAAAAGTTATAGATAAACGGATGTTTGAAATGACCTTCATCCATCAATGTAATGATAACACGACGATCACGTTGTGCTAATGCCATCTCAGCTACAGTACCCCAGCCTTTACCGGGAATACTGTCCTGTAAATTGCATAGCAATACTTTAGACCTAGAAATATCTTCTAAGTCTTGTTGGACAATACGATTACGTACATTCGCATCATCAAACCTATTATGTAATAGACCTCTACGAGTAGGATCTAATACAGGAATACCTGCTAACTGTAATTCATTAGTAGCAGTGATTCTCCATGTAAGCATATCAGCAGGATTACATTGTTCCATTTTACCTGCTAAGTAAACATGATTACGTTTACTCATATTTAAGCTCCTCAACTTTATAGACTTCTCTATCTATGTAATCACTAGTATACCAGTTAGAGTAACCTTCATCTATTAGTTGTTTAGCTTCTTCAAGAGATTCAGCAGTTACTTTGTAATAAAATAACGCAGTAGCATGTTCAACTACTAGGTATTGTTTACTCATCTGATGTCTCCAAAGCTTTAATTACATTAGAAACTAACTCTCTGCAATATGCATCATAGTCAGAGCTATCAGGATAGTTTAACACTATATAAGCTGATCGTTGAAAGGAATACAGCCTAGAACTGTATCTTAATTCGTATCCATCTCGAACAGCTTCACAGTGATCAGATGGATTTTCATAAGCAAAAGTAGATAATAGTTCCTTACGGAAATATTCTTTAGCTCTTTGTAGTTGTTCTTTATTACTTTCCATTATGTTTCTCCTCATTAATGGCATCGATAGCACAGAAAGCATAGCCAGCTATGTCCATAAGACTATCAATGTGTTGTGGTGTAGACACTAAACGTGCTACTTTAATTAACACCATCATAATCATTGTATCTTCAGGTTGAAGATCATTACGATTAGGGTGATGCTTAAGGTAAGCATTGATTAAATCAGATGCTATACCATGATTGTGCCTTGGAGTACCGTAGTCATCACCACGGTTTTCCAAGACAGCTTTCATTTTATCTATGGCTTCAAAGCGAGTCATAGAATCTTTTACTGCTGTCATATTTACCTCATTGCTATTAAAGGTATTATCCATAAAATGCTAATGAGAATTAATAAATTAAAGAAGTACTGAGTAGCTTCCATTAATCATCCTCATTTTTATCTATGGCAATTAACCATATACACATAACCAAAGCTACTACAGCTATTAGTCCCCATTGATTACCTAAACTAGCTAGTTGTTCACTCATCATCTATCTCTTTCATTAGTATATCCCATTCATCTTCAGTGATACCAGTCATTATAAATTCTCTATCACTTATAGACAAGTAAGGAAATACATCTTGAATGTATGCACCATCAGACCATGCATCGAGTTGTTCTTGAGTAACATCAAGCTCTCTATAAGTAGTCTTACCAGACACCATAGAAGTTCTTTCAATCAACATAATCATCGTCCTCTTCAGTCCAATCCTCATCGATACCAGCATCTAGTCTATCAAGATATTCTTGATGTAACCATTCAGCTCTATCTTGAGGTGATTCTTCAAGATCATAACCTACGATCTCACCATGATTATTATACACAGGAATTTTATTCATCACTAAGCTCTTCTACATGTGCATAAGGGTTTTGCAATGCTGCCTTATCAGCTTTCAACATAAGCTTTTCAAGATCAGCTTCAATAGCATATCTTACCTCATCTAGCTTAGTAACAGCTTCATCAAGTTCTTCTGACTCATAGTCACCTGTCTCATGCAGCTGCCAGTATGCAGCATCAGCATAACGATACGCATTAGATAGTGCATCTAGTATTTTATCGTAACGCATTATAAACCTCCATAGATATTAAAGTCAAAGTCATCATCATCTTCTTCAAGTAAATCATCTATATCAGACATCATCATGTTAGTTATTTCTTCTGTAACACAATCTTGTACTTGACTAGACGTCATACCTTCCCATGGCTTAAGATCATATCTACTTCTCATGTCATCCCAATCGAATGTCTCATAGATATCTTCAAGATCCGCTGAGTACTTAACAGTACGAACTAATTCTATACGCATTTTATTTCTCCTATTAGTTTAAAGATGAGCAGTTTAAGGACATACTCAGGTCCGAGGGAATCCCCTGTAAATTTCCACGGTGTATTGTGTACCGTGATTATCAGAAATCTACAGTAGCTTCGGGATTATATTCTACAAGATCAGTTACTTGTAGTGCAAT